GCGCGGACGACGGCCGACTTGCCCGCCCCCGTCTTGCCCACCAGGGTAGTCACCCCCGGCCCGAAGGGGACCGTCAACTTGCCGTGGTTCTGGAAGTTCACCAGTTTGAGTCGCACCCACATAGCTCCTCCTCAAGCGTAGAATCCGAACCCGCGTTTGCGGACGGCAGCTTCGATCCGTTCGCGGGACAGTCGGGCGTACTCAGGATTGAGTTCAGTTCCCAGGAAAGACAGACCCAAGGACACGGCCGCACGGCCCGTCTGCCCCGACCCGCAGAACGGGTCGTACACGACCGAGGTGGTTAGTCCCGGACACCCGATCCGAAGGCACCGTAGAGGTAGCTCTTCGGGAAACGCGGCGACGTGCTTCGTCCCACCTTTCTTCCACTTGATACTACCCCCAGGAGTTATAGACCACACGTTTCTAGAGGTGCGAACGTAGTGCAGACGACCGTCTAGCTTCCCGTGGTGATCCCCGTATCGACCTGCCGAAGCGAACATGGTCCTCCCTAGCGCCGGCTCTTGATTCGCTTCGTGGTTCCAGAAGTACCGGGGACTCTTGGCGAACAGGAAGATTGATTCAGTGGCCCGGACGCACCGGTCGCGGACGCTCTCCGGTGTGGGGTTCGGCTTGTGCCAAGTTATCTCTTGTCGGAGGTACCAGCCGGCCGCTCGCAGGGCGAACGCGAACATCCAGGGGACGCCGATCAGGTCTTTAGCCTTGATGCCGCCACTTCCAACAGAGTAACTGTCACCCAGGTTGACGAAGCAAGTTCCCTTCGGTTTCAGTACCCGCCGCACTTCGGCGAACACGGAGACCAGTCCGGCGATGTATGCTTCCGGCGTATCTTCGCTGCCGATTTGTTTATCGACGCGGACGGCTCCGCACTTGCGGCAGACTCCTTTGTACTGCACGGTAGCGGTGGCGTGCATGTAGTCACCCCAACCCGTACTAAGCGTGCTTTTCTTAGGACCTCCTCCTAGCGGCGGAGCTTGGTGCCCGCACGCCACGTCGCCGCCTTCCCATGTCCCGGTTCCGTAGTCGCGCAGTCCGTAGTACGGGGGCGACGTGACGACGCAATCCACGCACTCGTCGGGCATGGCCTTGAGGTGGGTCAGTGCGTCGGAGTTAGCCACCCAGAACTTGCGGCCGCCACCTAGTACAGATTCAGTCTTAGTCATTGCGTCACCTCTTAGTCTGTTTCTTGATCCGCCGGGCGGCGAGCTTAGCCGCTTCCAGGATCGACGGCAGCGGCGGAGTCGCCTGCCGCGTCCGCACCAAGTCGTCCAGGCGGAGGGCGAGGACGGCGACATTGCGGCGAGTGCCGTCGGGCATCTTGACCGACCCCAGAACAGATACCGACGGCACCGACAGACCGTCCCGCTTGAGCGCCGCCCACACTTCGGGCAGGTCGTTCTCCAGGGCCAGAGCGTCCAAGTACACCATCGTCCTCTTCTTTCCCCTCGACCGATGGTGTATAATCGCCCAGCACGCCGCCCCGGACAGCCGCTTCGACTCCTCGGCCTGGTGGACCCAGGCGTCCCACCCGTCTTTCTGGAAGGCGGCAGTCGTCGGCCGGTCGATCAGGTCGTTCAGCGTCACATGCTGGTAGCCGCACTTGAGTTCGAAGACGAGAACCCGGAACAGGTCGGCACTGGCGGAGTCGGTGCTGCACAGGTCGCCGGCATGTCCTGCCGTTCGTTTCCCCTTGCGCCCCCGGACCGTGGCCCGCCCGCCCGACATGGACGACCGCCAGATGGTGTCGTCGTGCTTGCCGTCGGTCCACCAGATAGAGAGTCTGGTCGAGATAAGCCTCTCAAAATTGCTCCCCTTTGCCACGTTTACGGTCTCTCTAGAGTGGATAAGGTAAGGTCGTGATGCCGAGAGAAAGACAGACGCGATCCCAGATTTCTTCTGTCCACGCGAACGGCCGGGCGGCTACGATCCCGCACCCGGCTTCCATCTGGTCGTCGAACGGGACGGTCACCAGCTTGAGGTCTCGCCGGTACTCAGGGGTCAGGAGATGGGCTTCGATCTTTTCCAGACGGCGTCCGGTCAGCGTCTTGTTCAGGTACGCCAAAACGGACTGCTCGCCAATACCAGAACAGCCGGGCACGTTATCACTGGTGCAGCCGGCCAGGGCCTTTACCTTCACCCAGTCGGCGGGAGTTATCCGGTACGTCTTGTAGAACTCCTGGAGCGTCATCAGGACCGCCTTAGTCCCAGGCCGGTGAATGATCGTCTTCCCGTCGAGTAGCTGGAACAGGTCGTGATCGGTCGAGACGATGAGCTTCTCCTCGTCCCAGAAGTGGTGGCAGAAGGCGGCGATCAGGTCGTCCGCTTCAAAACCCGCCGCTTGAACGAAGCCCTGGTACCCCGCCGCCCGCAGGTGGTTCCTCAGCCGTTTCAGGCCGACCCCCACGTTCTGCCGGAACAGAAGGTCTTCGGGGGACAGGTCTCGCGTCCGCTTCTGCTTGTACTCCGGGAACAGTTCCTTCCGCATCGTCGGGCCGGCGGGGTGGTCGCCGCACAAGAGGACGCGGGCCGACCGGAACCTCTCCATCGCCCGCGACACTTCCGACAGCAGGCCATAACCGACAGTGGTGGATTCGTCGGCAAACGACAGGGCCGCGTTCCTGAGGGCGTGGGCGGACCTCCAGGCAGCGTTGTTCGCGTCAATCAGGATTACTGGCTGGTCGAGCATCCGTGTCCTCCTGGGTCGGCGGGGTGAGTACCAGCTTGATCGTACCACTGCCGGTGACGACGATGTGGTGCAGGGTACGCTCGGTGTCACCGTCGATCACCAGGACGCGGGTGCCGAACGTCGCCCGCACCGTCGCCCGCCGGAGGATGAACGCCGTCGTGTTCTCGAAGCACTCCAGGCACTCGTCGGCCAGAATCGGTCTCTCAGGTCCGGTCATTTCAACTCCTCGGAAGTGTACACGATACGGGGGATGCCCGATCTCGACCACACTAGTCGGCCGACGCCGGCGTCGGCGATCTCCTCCCGCATGGCGTCGGCCCGCAGCCTCATACGGATGGTACTCTCGGCCCGCCCGATCTCCCTGGCGATTTGGAACACCGACATGCCCCCGGCCTGGAGGGCTTTAGCCGCCGCAACGTCGGCTTCGGTCAGTCGAACCCAGGGGCGAGCCATTACGAGTACCTCGGTTTGCGAACCACCTTGGTCGCTTCGGAGATTTCGTCGTAGCACTTCCTCACGGCGATCCTCATCGTCTTCTCCAAGTCGTTCTCTTCGATGTGGCGGACCAGGGCGTCGCGGGACAGGTGGTCGTCCGAGATGCCGGTCGCCAGGATGCCGCCCTTCCCGCCCTTCCAGTATCCCTCCTCGACCAGGTAGTCCACGCACCCGCCCGTGTCGTCGATGCCGACCGAGTACAGGATGGGCAGTGTGAGCTTTTCGTACCGGCGACCGGTGATCCTGTTCTTCTTGATGACGACGTGGGTGGTGATGCCGACGGGCCGGTCTTTTCCTTTCACCGGCTTCGTGATGGTCTTCTTCACGCTCAGCCACACGTCGGCGGTGGCGAAGAAGGTGACGGCGTTCCCGCCGGCCCGGTCCTTAGTCTCGAAGCCGAACCCGACGTTATCGATGGTCTGGCACAGGACGATCAGGATGCTACCCGACTTGCGGAGGCCGTCGGTGCTAGTCGCCAATCGGAGGATGGCTTTCAGCTTCTTCGCCTTGGACATGCCGTAGCTGCCCGTCACCTTCTTTCCCGTCGAGCGGGCCTTTCGGGATTCGGCGTCCTTCTCCTCGTCGGCTTCGGTGGACAGGCCGTCTATACTGTCCAGGACGTAGATGAACGGGCGGCCGTCGTTCATCGCCGCGTTCAGGTTGAAGTCGAAGTCTTCGGCCGTCCGGGAGTACACCGGGTCTTCGGGAGTGCCGGCCGGCGGCTCCAGGGCGTCGCTCACCGACTGGCCGAAGAAGTGGGCCACGTCCATGTCCGCCCCGTCTTCGACCGAGTCGTATATGAGTCGGTAGTCGGCGAAGGCGGGGTTCAGCTTGGCTTCGGCAAAGGCGGTGAAGCAGAGCCACGTCTTTCCGCTGGAACTGTCTCCCACCAGGGCGTAGTATTTGCCGCTCCGGTAGCCCCCCTTGTTCGTCCCGGACAGGTGAACGTCTAGCACGCTGCTGCCCGTTCTCAGGTATTTCTTAACCACTGGCTGTTCTTTCGATTCGGTCAGCAGTTTCTTGACGCGGCTGGTTTTCAAGGGAGTCTCCAGAAGATGGGGGACGCCGCGAACGGCGTCCCCGAAGGTGTCTAGGTCACTTCTTCGGCTTCTTCTTCGGGGCCACCGGCTCATCGTCGTCGTCCACGGCGAAGTCGTCGTCGTCGCCGTCGTCCTCGTTGAACGCCCGGCTCTTACTCGGCTTGCCGGTGGATCGCGTCGGCTCCTTGCCCTTCTTCTTCGGCGGCTCTTCCTCTTCCTCTTCCTCTTCCTCTTCCTCTTCCTCTTCCTCTTCCTCTTCCTCGTCGTCCAGCACCAACTCCTCGTCGTCGTCTTCGACCGGGGCCGCCTTAGCCGTGCCCTTCTTCTTCGGGGGCACCGGCTCCTCGTCTTCGTCTTCGTCGTCTTCGACCAGCGTCAGTTCGTCGAGGTCCACGCTGTGAGGCGCGTCGCGGGATTCCGACTTGATCGACGCCATGTCGGTCTCGGCGTTGATCTTCTTGACGACACCCACCACCTGCTTGCCCTTGTAATCGAAGGTGACCTTCGACCCCACCTTGACAGTACCCGCGGCCGCCTCTTCCCCGGCGGCCCCGTCCTCTTCGTCGTCCTGATCGCTGTCCTCGACCGGGGCCGCCTTCGCCTTCTTCTTCGGCATCGGCAGTTCGTCGTCGTCGGTCTCTTCGACCGGGTCCGGACTCTTGCCGGCTCTGGCCGACGGCTTCTTGACCGGTTCGTCGTCTTCCTCTTCGTGACGGTCGGCGTGCCCTTCGAACAGCACCTTCTTAAGCACGTCGTAGGGCGTCTCGATCAGCAGGTCGTCCAGGCACGGGGCGGTGTCGAGGAAGTCGTCGGGCAGGACTTCCTTCGTCGGCGTGATCTCGATGTTCTTGGCCTGGAGGAACTTGTACTTGAGCTTCGGATCCTCCATCAAGATCCGGACGACGGCACCGCCTTGCAGGTAGAAGAAGTGCTTGAACGGGTACTGCTCCACCTCGTCGTCGTCCCGGTTGACGTTCCGGGACGCCTTGAGCTTGGCTTCCAACTGCTTTCCCAGAGCGTGGTACGACAGGTCGAGAATCCGCCACCCCTTCCCCTTGTCGTCGCCGTCCCGCACCAGGAACAACTGCCGCTCCTTCACCTTCAAGGCGTCGATGACGGCCGCGTCCGCGTTCGGCGTACTCCGCAACTTGGCGCTGTACTCGCACACCGGGCAGGGGGTGCCGAACACTCGCCGGTTGCAGCAGTAGGTGTCGCCCCCCTTGCCGTCGTCGCCCATGCCGATCCGGGCGTGGGCGAAATACTTCCGGGTGTACCACACGGTGCCGGGCGACTGTTCCGGGTTCCCCCGACCCACCACGAAGGGGGCGAACCGGAAGCGGTACTCCTTCTCGTCCTTCATGGGCATGAAGGACAGGCCGTCGGGGAGGCTCACCGACTTGCCACCGAAGGCCGTCGCCGCCTTCGCCGCCGCCTCCGCCGCGTCGCCGTACACCATCGACTTCTTCTTGTCCTTCGCCATCGAATCACCTGAGTTGTGTGAGGGAGAAACCGAGGCGGGGTCGGGTGCGACCCCGCCTCCATCATCCTGCGTAATCGACTTACTCGCCGTCTTCGTCTTCGTCTTCGTCGTCGTCGTCGTCGTCCGGCCCGCAGTAGTGTACGTTCATGTGAGACCTCGGTATGGGGTTCGTTCGTGGCAGGGGGCTTCCCTCCGACAGCCGCTCGACAAGTTGGCGGCGGGCCGGCGGGCCTCGAATCCGGATCGGCACGGGGTCACTCCGGTCGTCTCTTACGCTCCTTGGACCGCGTCGGCTCAGGGGCGGCGGGGGCGGCGTCCCGCAGTTTCGGCGTGGAGTAGTAGTTCTGGCCGTGCAGGTAGGCCAGCGACTCCAGGGCTTTCTTCTTGTGGTCGAGGGCGTCCACCAGGGCTTGGATCATGTCCTGGCGGTACTTCGCCTTGTTCAGATGATCCAGGGCTTCGGCGTACTCCTTCGACACGATCATCGCGGCCTGAACCGACGGGATGCTGGGGTTGGCCCCCAGGTCGTACTTGTCGGGCGACTTCCGGATGCGGCGGCTGACCGTCGCCTCCACGACATCCAGGCGGGCCTTCGACTGCGCCACCCGGTAGCGGGCCGTGGCCAACTCGGTGGCGGCTTCGTAGAAGGTCTCCGGCTGGGCCACCCACTCGACATCCAGCTTCGTCGAGTCGATCCGCACGGGATCGACACTGGCGTCCAGGTCTGTCTCGTCGGCGTCGGTCTTCATGTCTTAGTCCTCGGACGGGAGCGGCTATTCTACGGCGGGGATCGCCCCCCGCCCACACGAATTTAAGTCAGCGCGGCGGCAGTCACTTCGCCGCCTTTCTTTCTATTTTTTCCCGGAAAGCACGACGACCTCGTAGCACGCCAGAGCCAGTCCGGCCGCCTTGGAGTCGAAAAAGTTGGCGGCGAACCGGTCGATGATCAGGGCCGCCCTCGGTGCCATCGTCCCGCCCCCCAGCAAGACCGACCGGGCGTACCCCATCACCATGTACCTGACCGCCTCCGGCTCGTCCGCGACCGCCTTCAACAGCGCGGCGACTTCCGACCACGAACAGCGGGGGTTCATCAGGGCCTTCGCCACCGCGAACCCCTCGGCCTTGAAGGACGCTTTGGCCACCGCGTCGGCCTGCTCTTCCGGGTTTTCGATGTTCATCACCTGGTTCAGCATGACGAGCGCCTTCCGGGGCGACCCCTCCGACTCGTTCACGATGGCGGCGTAGGTGTCGTCGCCCACTTCGAGTCCGTACTTCTTCACCGCCCGGTCGAGCAGGAGTCGAATGTCCACGCCATCGACCTTCTTGAGCTTGATCTCGGTACACCGGCTGATTATCGTGGGCAGCAGCTTGTTCGGGTCGGTCGTACACAGGAAGAAGTAGACGTGCTTCGGCGTGTCTTCTAGGAGCTTTAGGAGGGCCGTCATCGCATCGCGGGTGAGGTGGGCGCACTCGTCCAGGATGTACACCTTACTCTTCCCCTGGAGGGGATGATTGACGCACGACCGCCGGAGTTCCCTGGCCAGTTCGATCCCCCGGTTGTCGGCGCAGTTGATCTCTTTCACTTCCTCGGCGTGCGCCCCCGTCAGCCCCGCCGCAATGCGCGCCAGCGTCGTTTTGCCGCACCCGGACGGGCCGACGAACAGAACAGTATGCGGGATGCTAGCGGCGAAGGACGACAGCACTTTGACGGCCTCCGGCTGACCCACCATCTGAGACAGTTTCGTCGGCCTCATCAGCTTGTACAGTTCGGTGTCGAGCATGTCAGTCGTCCTCGGAAGGTATGCGAATCACTCTGACCGGCTTTCCCGTAGCCCTGACCAGACTTTTGTGAGCCGTCACCAGCGGCGACCGGTCGTCGAACACCACGAACCCCTTGGCGGCGGCGGCGAGCGCCGGATCGAAGGCGTCCTTCTTACCCAGTTCCCGGAACACCCGCACGTCGTACCAGTGGCGGCCGGCGTACCACTTGGCGACCTCTTCGATGCCGCCGTACAGCGAGTACGACAGACGACTCCGGATCCCTAGTACCAGGACTTCTACGTTCGACAGCCACCACGTTTCGTTATCCAGAACGTCGCGCACGAACTTGTTGTGTTCGGTCGGGTCCATGTTCGCCGGCCCGATCAGACCGAGCGGATACGCCCTCGGCTTGACCACGCCGTTCAGGAATCTCTTGGGCATGGGAGGATTCTCATTTGATGACGGGACTCCAGACGCCGTTCTTCGGAAGCCACTGGGCCTTGTCCGCCCACGCCCCGCCGACGGGGGACACCTCGGCTTCGGCCTCCAGGGGGACCGTGAGCCACGCCCACGCCGCCATGATGTCCTTCGTCATCACCCGGTAAGAAATCTCCAGGAAGTTTTGAATCTCCCGGTCGGGCACGTCGCCCAGAATCGAGTCGTGGACCTGGCCGATCACCCTCCCCTTCATCTTGTACTTCCGGAGTTCCCGCTGAACCCGGACGAGGCACCACAGGAGGCAGTGAAAGGCCGGGCCTTGCACCGGGAAGTTGAGTACCTGATTTCTCCGCATCGGCACGCTGGCCGACGTGAACCCGGTGGCCATGTGAATGTACCCCGTTCGCTGGTACGAATCCCACAAGTCCCGCTTCCACTTGGTGAACACCTTGAACCGCTTGTCCCACATGACCCGTTCGGCCTTCAACACCAGGGCGGCGAACGTCCCCTCCTGGGGCGGGTCTTTGGGGTCGCAACTGCCCAGTCCCTTCACCCCCTTCGATTTCAGGTGAGCCATCACCGACAAGCCCGTGCCGGGGACTTCGGCGGACGACGCGACCACGGCGTCCCACAAGTTCGGCGCGCACTGAAACCATACGCTCCCGTAGAACTGGGGGAAGACGAACCGGTTCTTGGCCCAGTCCCGCGTTGACTTCTTGTCCACCTGGGAGTCGTCTAGCAAGAACAGGTCTTTCGCCACGTCCCGGTGCATGTCCCCGTTACCGATTAAGTAGTTCATCAGGGCGGGGTCGCCGGTGCAGCACCCGGCGACACGCACCTCGGCCCCGGCGAAGTCGATCTCGACGATCCGCCGGTCGGGACCGCGCGGGATGAACGCCCGCCGGACGAGCGGCCCGTTGACCGGGTGTCGGACGGGGACGTTCTGGAAGTTGGGAGCCTCGCTCGAACTCCGGAAAGACGCCGCCTTGTGAAGGTTGAAGAACGGGTGCAGGTAGCCCCCCACCTGTTCGGCCAGCCAGCCGTCGATGTAGGTGGAGCAGAGCTTCCTGATCTTCCGGAGGGTCATCAGGTCGCGGACGAACGGGTGGTCGATCTTGTCGAGGATCTCTTCGCTCACGGCCAGCTTGCCGTTCTTGTTCCGGCGGGTGCCCGGCGGCGGGGCGATCTTCATCATGGAGAACAGAACCTCACTCAACTGCTGTTCGGACGTGATGAGGGCCTTCTGCGCGAACCGCTTGCGCCACGCCCGCCACACGTCCGACTCTTTCAGGCGACCGACGCGGACGGCTTCGTCGGCCCGCAGTTCGACCCGCTTGGCTTCCAAGTAGTCTACGTCTATCCGGATGCCGTTGTGCTGAACCACTGCCAGTTCTTCGCACCCGTCGTGCCACAGCCGGAGGGCGTCGGCCGTGGCCGGATGAAGTCGGCCCGCAGTCATCTCCAGTCCTCCAAGTTGACGCCGACCATCTTAGACTGGCGGCGGGCGACAAGGTACTCCATGCGGGAGTCTATGGCGCAGTAGGTGAGTAGCGTCCGCTGGTCGATCTCGTGAACCCGGTTCAGGGCGTTCGCTCCCGCCGCCCCCAGGTACTTATCGACGCCGCCGTTCCACGGCTCTACCCCGAACAGGGCGAACGCCTGGAATTTGATCGAGGTGATCCCGTCCGCCGGGTCGTCGCCCCGCGCGTCGAGGACGTGGGCCACCTGCATCGTGTCCCACACCCACCGGTTGACCCGCGTCCGCAGCTTGGCCATGCACCAGCGAGTCTCGAACATCATGTTCGACGCGACCTTACCCACCGTATCACTTCGCAGGAGTCTTATCATCGCCGCCTGAACGACCGGCGTCCACATGAACGCGATAGTGTTGTTCCCGTTGTAGCACACCGAACAGCACACGATCCGCTGGGCGGCGAGGTCCGGCTTGAGTCCGGTCGTCTCGAAGTCGAAGGCGACGATTCCACCCCTCTCGACGACCGCGTCGAGCCACCGGACGGCTCTGACTTCTCCCACCAGGGACACACCTTTAGCCGGATCAGTCACCGTCACGTCGTCGTCCACCTTGCCGACGGCCGCCCGGACGTGCCCGTCGAACAGGATGGACGGGACTGCCGTCCTCCTTCCGCCGAGTGACCCGTCCCCGTCGGCGGCCAGGGCCGCCCCTTTGGGATCGACGGTCGGACACACCCACGCCCCCAGCGGCGGCAGGGGAATCTGGTAGCCGCTCCACCTGCTGGCCGCCATGCGGTCCCCCGGCGGCCGGAACGGGGCGATGACCGACTGAATAGCCAGGTCGCCCATCGGGATGATGACCTTCGGCTTGTACTTGTCGATGGCCTGACGCACCAGGGGGCGGCAGTGCCGGACGGCCACGCCCGTTGACTTCTCGCCGCCCGTCGTGTCCGGGCGGCACGACAGGGCGTTCATTATCACCACGTCGGCCGTTGACCGCCCGACCCGCGACAACGTCCGGGACAGCAGCGCCGCCGCCGCCCCGGAAATCGACTTGCCGACTAAGTCGGAGTGGGTGTCGGGGAAGTCGCCGATGACCAGTACGTCCCCGCTGCCGGCCGGTTTCATCTTCGGCGAGTTGCACGTTTTGTAGTACCCGCAGTCCCCGCACCGGGGGGCCACTCCGACGAACTTGTCCGGCGTCTTCTGTCGGTCACTGGCGGCTACTCCGTGGGGGAAGAAAGACACGGGCTACTCCGCTTCGGTAGTTTTGGGCGGGACGACGGTGAGGCTGACCAGGTACGTCAGCCGCCCGACGACGACTTTCAGCGACCGCTGGTTCAGGGAACACTCCGGGTGATTCGTCGTGATCGTCTGGAGGAGTTTGGGCGGGATGTGGAAGGTGATCGGCGGGCCGTCGTACTTCACCCGCTTCACCTCGACGTGGTTCCCCATCGCCCCTTCGCCGGTGATCCGGGCCTGCCCGTTGGCGAGGCACACCAGCACCTTGTCGTCGTCGGCGTTGTCGGCGGAGAACACGCCGGCGTTCTCCGCCGACTCTCCCAGACCTTTAGGCAACTCGGCGTCCACTCGCCCCTCCTCGTCTTCCAGCACCGAAGTCAGATCGACGTACTCCTCGTCGTGCTTTCGGCAGGCGATCACCATGCCCTGGCCGCCCTCGAAGAACAGCCAGCTTCCGGCGACGGCCATCCGCCGCAGTTCGACCGCCAGGACGGCCTTGACGGCCTCCTTCCGGATGAGCAGGTTCCGCTTGAGGCCGGGAATCTTTAGCCGGTAGCGGCTCACCTGATTGTTGTCGCACGCCTCCATCCACTTGGGCGTGATGTGAATGCAGGTGTACTTGAAGTCGGCTTCGTCCGCCCCGGCGCACTTCTCCACCAGGGCCAGTCCGTCGGCGAACCCGTCGGGGATGGGGAAGTAGTCGGCATCGGCCGGTGGCGCGACGGTGTTGATCGGCAGTCTCACCTCGGCTTCGACGCGGATTGTCGTCCGCTTGTTCTTCCCCTTGATGACCAGGGACGTGCCGCTCGACGACAAGTCGAGGTCCTCGTCCAGCAGCTTGGGCAGGAGGGTGAGCAGCGGGCCGGACGGGACGGCGATGCCCGACTCCGGCGTGAACGCCGACGGCCCCCAGCAGGCCACCTCGTCGTTGAAGGTCATCACCTTCCCGTCGGCGAAGGCGAAGCAACTCGCCTGGTCTACGATGTCCTTGGGCGACAGACCGGCCCGCACCGCTTCCAACTGAGCTATCAACACGGATCGTTTGATCTTCACACGCCCTCCTTTATGTCTTTCCAGATTTTGTAACGGACGATGTCGCTGATGATGGTCTGATCGACTCCGAACTTCTCTCCGAGAACGGCCTGCGTGTACCTCCCGGTCGCGTACAGCCTCCGGATTTTAGCCACCTTCACTTCGTTCAGCTTGGCGTTATGGTGGAGAACCCCCCGCACCGGACGTAACAGTCCGGTGCGGGAAGCGTGTAGTGCGTTATCCGTGAGTAACCCACTCCAAGTTCGCCGCCACGTTGTTCGCCTTGTCGCCGTCCTTGTGATTCACTTCCGGCAGATCGTCCGGGTTGGGCACGAAGGCGAGAGCGACCAGCCGATGAACCGAGAACCACCGACCTTTGCCGTAGTACGAGAACAGCCGGAGTCCCAGGTAGCCTTTGAATGTGGGGCACGCCGTAAGAAGAAGAGGTACCTTACGGCGGAAAGACAGAACCCGCCCGCGAGAACTCACGGCGTAGTCCGCGTATCCCACCACCCACCGCCACCTCTCTTTAGTAAGTACCACGTCAGATGCCCTCCCGGATTCTTCGTAGGTGTTCTTCTAGGTATCGGACATTGGACGGCGACTCATTCGTGTAGTAGTAAGAAAGTAAGCGTCTCTTAATCTGAAACTCAAGCGGGTAGGGCATGGTTTGGCCCGCAAAATAGATGTGCTTCACCGGCAAGACGGCGTTAGACCGGGCTACGAACTTCGAGTTCACCTTGGCCCGCATCTCGAAACTGTTCGTCACTCCTTTACCTTCGGGCGGTGCCGGGCGTAGAACCAGGGTTCCCTTCGTCTGCCAGATTTCCCCGGCGGGAACGTCCAGCTTGTACTTCTGGCCGGCGGGAACGGGTATGTATTGGCTGGTCCCCATGCACACCCCGCAACTGGCCAACCACCTGCCCATCCGCTCCTGGAGTAGCGGGCTGAGGGTGTCGTAGTGCTGTTGCCGGTCGCGCTTCGTCGATTGCGGCGTGGTGAACACGACCATCGGCTTGGTGTCGTAGTCGAACCTGCCCGCCCGCTCGATGGGCAGGTAGATCGCCCCGTAGTTGGCGAAGTCCTTCCAACTGGCCGAATCGACCGAGTGCCACTCCCACACCTTCATCAGGTCGTAACTCGTCACGGCGAACCCGTGCGTCATAACGACCGGCCTGCCGGCCCCGTCGAACACCTCCTTTCTCAGAGTCCTCAGCCACTTCGTCCGCAAGCCGGTGGACTTGTGGGCGCTGCCGCCCAGGCCGACGTAGGGGCAGCCGAACGCCAGGATTTTCCGCAGGTGGCTCAGCGACGCCCCGTAGTGGTACACGGGCAGCACCTTGTCTCGCGGCAGTTCCTGGATCATTTGCAAGTAGTTGTCCCAGGAGGCGTTCGACGCCGCCTCGATGACCGTCGGGGACGACGAGGTCGGAATCACGTCGAGGTTGACGTAGTACGAGCAGTCCGGGTGTTCCCGGCAAAACCGGATGTAATCGTGAATGTCGATCACCTTGTTGGCCGACATGACCGTGTACGCCCCCGAATCGAGCATCATCAGGCGGCCGGACATTGTCCCCCTCCGGCGAAGAAATCGGTACTGTCGATGACCGCCGACAGGTAGACGGCGTCAGACACTTTGAGGCGGACGCACACGGTCGCCTCGTGGTACTCCATCGCACTCTGAATCGACACTAGAACCTGCTGGGCGGCGGCCTCCAGGGTAATCTCTTCGTCGGCCCACGACTCCAGCAAGGAGGCGACCCGCTCCGACAGGCGGAGCAGGTACGTCGTCGCCACTTCGCCCGCCGGCACGACTTCGCCGGACACCCGACACTTTCGGAGGGAACCGCCGAACAGGGCCGACCGGCCCTTGACCTCGAATTGAATCACCGGGAGGGCGGCGACGGGGGCCGACGGGCGGGGGGAACGGGATTCGCCCCCTGCGGGTACGATTCTCAGAGGCACAGCGGCCTATCCTTCGGCTTTTGCGGCCGTTTTGGGTTTTAGTGGGGCGGGAAAGATCGTGTCTTAAATCGGCCGTGAGA